AGAGCGCGAGATGCGTGACACCTGGCGCGAGCAAGATTTCCGCTTCACTAATGAGCAACAGGCAAAATACAATGACCTGAAAGCACATCGGCAAGAGCGGATCAAATACTTCTATGACAACAATCTTGTTCAGAAAGGTCCTAAAGTGACCAAGAAAGTAGAAGTAGAACAAGAGGAGGAATAAATAACTGAAAAGTGTAAGTAAGAGATGAAAACCTTTCGGGAGTTTATTACTGAAGTCTATGACAAAGATGTCATGGGATCCTCTCAGATTCGCCGTCAAGGTGAAGGTGGGAGGGTTGGTGCTGAACGTAAGAAAACTAAACCCGAAATGCGCCGCATGAAACCAATCGGAGGGGGCAAGACTGCTCCCTCTGATTATAAATCTAGAAAGGACATTGGCACACAACGTCCACGCTCTGCTAAAGAACAACAACCCACAAAAGAGAGAGGTTCTGCTGCATTATCTGCTAAGGAAGCACAACGCAAAGCATATAAAGAGAGAAAAGCAAGAGAAGCAGGAGCAAAAACACAGACTGCTTCACAACTACTGACGAAGAAAGCACCCGAAAAGAAAACAAATCCCAATTACAAAGGCGATGCCAATGTAAGAACAACCAAGGGTGCCTACACTAAGGATGAGAAGAAGCAAATTCGCCGTGCAGGTGAGAGATTGGTGAAAGATATTCAGAAGAAGAGAGAGAAACCTGCCAGCAACTACAATGTAAACTTAAAGAAGTAGTGCTGGACAAATAGAACTGTCCCCCCTAAAATGATGTAGTAGTGAGTGACCAACCTTTGATGATCCAACTTCGTCCCCATCAACAACAGGCAGTTAATGCTATGTGGGATAATGACCGGGGTCAGATCATTGTACCTACTGGTGGTGGCAAAACCATCTGTATGATTGATGACACTAAGACCATGATGGAGATGGGTATTCAATACGGCAAAACATTTGTTGTTGTTGCTCCCCGTATTCTCCTGGCAGAACAACTGTGCTCTGAGTTTCTTGAGTTGATTGATACAACTCATACTCATATCATGCACGTTCATAGTGGTGAGACGCAACATTTTAGCACCACTAAACCTGATAGCATCCACATGTTTGCCAACACTGCGCGAACTGCTGGTGAGAATGTTATCATCTTCACCACATATCATTCGCTTCATCGTGTTATGGAAGCAGACATTGAGGTGAATACAATATACTTTGACGAAGCACATAATAGTGTGCAGCGTAACTTCTTTTCTGCCACCGAGTTCTTCTCTACTGATGCTGATCGCTGTTACTTTTTTACTGCTACTCCTAAGCATAGTCTTACAGTATTCAAACCAGGAATGAATGATCCTGAAGTATATGGTCAGGTGATTTGTAATGTCCCTGCTCCTAAACTTGTTGAGCAAGGTTATATTCTCCCACCTAAAGTTGTGGTCAAGAATCTACCTACTGGTGATGCTAAGTTGACTGATTGTGAGAACTTGCTGCACACCATTGATGAACAACCACTGGACAAAATTCTCATTGCTGCTAGATCTACCAAGCAAATCATGCGCTTGGTTGCACAATCTAATTTCTGTGAAGAGATAGAATCTCGTGGATATTCATGGATGCACATTACTGCTAAGCATGGCGCAATCATTGATGGTGTGAAAGTCAACCGTGAATGTTTCTTCGAGACTCTCAACAAATGGGGACAAGATCCTGACAAAAAGTTTATTGTCATGCACCACAGTATTCTGTCTGAGGGTATGAATGTCAAGGGACTTGAGGCAGTATTCTTCATGCGGAACATGGACTTTATTGGCATCAGTCAGTCTATCGGTCGTGTGATTCGTACTGGTGGAGAGAACAAAACCTTTGGTCTAGTTTGTATTCCTGTATATGATAAGGTTGGCATCAGCACATCACGCAAAGTGGAAGCAGTCGTCAATACAGTATTCAATCTAGGTCAGCCTGCTATTAGTGTGGTGAACAAATGACAAGAGATTTAGTTTTATTTGGAGATTGCAGGGAGAGATTAAGTGAGTTTGATGACCTCGCAAGAATGTGTATCACTTCCCCACCATACTACGGATTAAGAAACTATGGTGATGAAGAGAACCAAATCGGTATTGAACAATCACCAGAAGATTATGTAAATGAGTTGGTCAAAGTATTCAGAGAAGTTAAGAACAATCTAACAGAAGATGGAACTCTATGGTTAAACATGGGAGATAGCTATTATAACTATCGGCCAGGAAAAGGTCAAGGATTAGTCAAGCAAAGTGTATCTAAAACTAATCAAGATCTACCCACTAAATGTAATCGAAGAGGAAATAAGTTAAAAGGATATAAAGAGAAAGATTTGATCGGTGTTCCTTGGCTATTGGCATTTGCACTAAGGGCTGATGGTTGGTATTTACGTCAAGATATAATATGGAGTAAACCAAATCCAATGCCAGAATCAGTAAGAGATAGATGCACCAAGTCACATGAATATATCTTTTTGTTTAGTAAGAATCAGAATTACTATTTTGATGTTGATGCTATCAAAGAACCTACTGTAGATGGTAAAGGATTAAAGAGAAAGAAAAGTGTATGGAACATTAAAACTAAACCATATAAAGATGCTCATTTCTCAGTATTCCCAGAGGAGTTAATTAAACCTTGCATATTGGCAGGGAGTCAGGAAGGAGATTTGATTCTTGATCCATTCATAGGATCAGGAACAACAGCAGTTGCAGCCAAGTCTCTTAATAGAGATTTTATTGGGTGTGAACTTAATGGCGATTATGCTAAACTTATTACCAAAAGACTCTATGGATAAAGAAACAAAAGAATTAAGGGCAATCGCAAGATTTTACAAAGATTCCAAGATGGGATTTGCAACTAATGATGGATATTATGCGATTCCCTCTAATGGTAAATCTTTAGCAATAGTTCATAATGGTGAGATACTTAAGTTTTGTAGGAATGAACAATCAGCAAGAAACTTTGTAGATAAGTTAAGAAAAAGACGGCCCCCTAAAGTGTAACCCTAGTGAATATACTAGAGAATTATGACCAGAGCAGAATATGAATTAGTCTTCCAAGCATTAAAGTCTTATAGACTATACATGACTGATGAGCAAGAAGTGTTATCTGAGAAAATCTTAGATGATCTATTCTATACTGAGTTTGATAAACTATCAAATGATGACCTCGTAGCAGATGCAGAGGAAGCACTTGCGAATGAGTCAGAAATCAAATCACTTAACTTTAGGTAGCCCTTAAAGTGTAACCCTATTGAACACAGTAACAAAATGGAAAACTATTTAAACCTTTTTGAACATATACCCGAAGATGAGCATAACCACATCTCTAACAAGGTTTGGGAAGCACTTGATCGAGCAGGTATCAAACTAAGTCAAGATGCAGAGTTATCCATTCGCATTTATGATGATGAATATGAAGGAGACTTTGATGGTCAGGAGTATGACGAATGAGAACTAATGATGACCAACTCTATTACCTATACTCAAAAATATATGAGATAGTAGAGTTTGCAGATTTTGAAATTGACGAGGAAGATTTGAGAACAGCTACTGATGCTGTTATCGAAGATCTTGAACTTGATGAAAGATTCTATCATAAACCTGTAGCTCCTAAAGTGTAACCCTATTGAATACAATTATTATGAAGAATACACACTTAGAACACCCAGAAGACTCTATATTATCAGGTAATCTATCTGTATTGGATTGGTTCACCTCGATAGATAATGACATATCAGCAAAGATTGATGGTAGCCCTGCTGTTGTGTGGGGAACTGAACCAAAAACTGGTAAATTCTTTGTTGGAACTAAATCAGTATTCAATAAGAAACTAATTAAGATCAATTATGACCACGAAACAATTAACCAAAATCATCAAGGAGAAGTGGCAGATATTTTGCATAAGTGCCTTGATTTTCTTCCTGTTACAACTGGTATCTACCAAGCTGATTTTATCGGTTTTGGTGGGGATTCTAGTTTCCAGCCTAATACGATCAGATATGAATTTGAGGAAGAACTCACCCAAGAAATAATATTATCACCGCATACTTTCTACACTACTGATAGTGGCGATTTGCGTGATGCAGTTGCATATCCACTAGATGTGAGATTATGTGATACACCTGATGTTATGTTTTTACAACCAGTTGTAAGACTTGATAAGGATAGAAATAGGATTCTTGAGTTATGTAACTTTGCTAAACAGATGTCTACATTATGTGAGTATCCTACTAAGCAAAGTGTTATTAATGGTATCAAAAAACAGATCAATTTGTGTATCAAAAATGAGTTAGAGTTTAATGAAACATTGTTAGATTGCATTGCATTTGATAATAATATTGATGTAAATGTAATGCGATTATGGAAGTTAGTTGAAGCAATTAAGTTGGAGTTCTTTTCATATATCTGTAGATATGATGAGATAGAATGTTACTTAGATGAGGAAGAATGTGACCACGAAGGTTATGTAATGTGGAATAAGTACGGTGCATTTAAGATAGTTAATAGAGCAGTATTTTCATCTGCTAACTTCAGGCTATCAAAGAATCGGTAGCTTGTAAAGTGTAACCCTAGTGAGAGGTCATCTAGTCAAACCT